TGATAAATTCAACATATCTCACCCCTAATATTCCAACACATACATCAAATCTTCTGGCTTCTCTAAATAGAAACCATTGTTTGCTAATGCCCATATGTGAATATCGTTTAGATATTCTGTGAATTGTTTTACCGATGCTTCAGTGGTAGACATCTTGTCAGAGACAAACTTTCTTAATTGTTCGTATGATTTGTTTTTCTCTTTCTTTAAGTCTCGTAAAGTAGCAAATGTCTTTGGATACTCGCCTACTTGGTCTCGCTCATAGATCTTTGATAGGCATACATACTTAAAGTGAGCTGATGCTTCATCTTTTGTCTGCCCTGTGTGATTTGCCCATTTAGTCATCCATAGCCAATACAGTGCGTTTTGGTCATTTGAGCGCTTTTGTTCTTTAGGCTTAATCGTCACTACAAGCGGCTTACCCTCAAAATTTGCTTGAGTGTAATTTGAATGTAGATAAGCAATCGTTTTAGTTATGTCTGAGTGGTCTTTGATGGTGAACACTGCTGTTTTCATGCTCACCTCACCATTGACTAAATAACCATCTCAAAGCACATACACATAGAACAAATCCAACAACAAATCAAAAGTTTTCGATAACCAAAACAAGCATAAAGCCAAGCACTAAGCCAATCCCAATGGATAACAATGTATGCTTGTCCATGAATACCTCAGGCAATAAAAAACCACCCGAGGGTGGTTTAAACTAAAATTTGATTGGAAATATTACTTTATTTTGGCTCGTAAGGCTGATCGCGGAAATCTGTACTTTTTACAACTGGCCGTAACGCTTGCGATGCAATCCATATTTCATTGCTACATACTGGACATCTAAGCACATATACTGTTTCATTTCGATCTGATTTAACTTGAGCCTCACTTTTTGAAAACTCTAAAACCGAATAACACTTACCGCATGATGAGGTATATGTTTGTAATTCTGCTTGGATACCACGACTTATAACTTTCATCAGAACACCTCTTCGCTATTCAAATTCAACATCAACTCAGTCTTTTCGAGCATCTTTGCGAACCATTCAACCGACTCAGATCTATTCATCTTTAGGAATTGATCAAACTCTTGGTGATGATTCCTGCACAGTGGAATTGTTTTAGAGTCATGGGCTTTTAATCCCATGCCTTTACCGTGATTTGATTGATTGCTATGGGCAGCGTCTACAGGTGATGTTCCGCAGACAACACACGGCAGCTTTCTAATCGCTGCTAGTCGCTTTGCATCACGCATGAGAAACAGATCTTAGGTTTTTGATACGTTCTTTAAATAAGATGATCTTGTTATCAACCATGATCATTTCATCCATTGTCATCATTGAGCGAGACAGGTTTTGCCACTTCTCAATCTCAATTACGTACTGATCAATCAGTTTTTGCGTCTCGTAATCTTTCATACAATCACCAATTCCGCCAAACCAAATATGCAATAAAAAACATTGGAACTAAGCACAGTGCTGTTTTAACAATGTCTCTTGTTCTTTTGCATTCTTTACTGATTTCATCCAACTCATCATCTTCAATACTGTGAGCTTTCCATTCAAATAACTTTTGTTCTTCATCAGGTGTTAGATAAACCATTGCTTGCTTCTTGGTGTGCGCTCTAGCTCTAAGTTGTTTTTCTTTCTTCTGTTTGCGGTTCATATGACACCTCAATAGGTTTTACCTACGAATTAGCGATTTTTACAAAATGAATTACTAGCAGCACTGCATTTCTTTGAGACAATAAATGATGCTGAATTTACAGATACTGGAATAGATAAAACTAAAACCATTGCAATAAATTTCATGGTGCGCCCCATTTAGCTACGTTTACTTTGTTGTTATTAACTTAGATGAAGTGAACGGCTAACTTAACTATCACTCGTGTCGGTTGCATGCGTGTCGTCTATCTCAGCAACTCAAATTAAGACATCAAAGATCAAGCGGTGGCATTGACGTTATGCTGTTAACCTACCTCTGTCTTGTTCACTTCTCTAAATTAACGACATAAAAAAGCCCCACCGAAGCAGGGCGTAAAGAGGAAACTTAAAACTGTCTATCTAATTCAGCTTGATATAGCTTTTCTTTCAACAAATAACCTTCTAACAACCAGATTTTTTCACGGGCATTCCCATACGCAACTTTCTGACCAATCTTGGCATTAAATTTTTCTGGGCTTGCACATGCTGATTCACCTGTAACAGTGAAACCATTTTTCAAGACAATTACACAGATTGTAAGCAAGTCGAGTTGTTGAGGTGGGTTTATAACTCGCTCATCTTCAGGCAGTGAGTTAAATTCTTCCGAAGATGCGAGTGCACCTGCATAGCCATCGCCAGCTGTAAAATAGTGAACACTTTGAATAACTGAATCAATATGATCAGGAGTTAATCGCGGAGCATTCAGACCTTTGTCTTGGATTTCTTGCTCAATTTGTTTTTCATTTGACATTCTTCTTCTCACTTTTAGATAGACAACAAAAAAGCCCACCTTTCGATGAGCTTTTAAAGTTGAACTAGGAAGGATTTTTTTCTAGTTGAATTTTGATCATGTGAATTTTTTTCACAAACAAAAAGCCAAATGTATTACCAGTACATTCAGCCCTCTTGGTGGTGTGAGTAATTACCAGTTACTTACACCGATGTCTTAAACCTGTTATGCAAATGTTGAAGCTCTTGAACTAAATCCGCCGAGCAAGGCACAGAATTTTAGGAACTTTTTTGAAATGCTAAACAATTTAAGTGACCTACATACAACTTACGCCACTCTAACATAAATCTACAACATTAATGACGTCATGTCAATAATCAAGATGATACTTTTGATTTAAAATCAATAAACGGGTAGCGAGCATGGATTGCAGCTAATCCCATCTTCAAGTCAAACTTAGCATCCATCAAAGTTCTTAATTCATTAACTAAAGCAGAAATAGGATTTCCATAGAAGTAACGGTCGATTACCGCATCAAGCCATTCGTCCAAAACTTCCGATGTACCCTGCATATCAATAATTAGACGCTGTACTGCTCTTGCTTCATTGTCTGTGATTTCGCAAGTAACACCCTTGCGCTTACCTGTTGATAGACTTTCACTTGCCATCCAATCTGCAATGATCTGCTCTTTCCCTTTGATCTGCTGCTTGCGTTTCTTAACTGCTGCATCCATAGCGACAGCAATCGGATTTATGCTCTTACCACAAGTTCCAGAGTTTGAATGCATCCAAGCACCAAACTGATAAAGCCACTCTTCAAGACTAAAACGAGTCCAGTCCACTGATTGCATAATGTGATTTACTGCCGCATTCATACCGTCACCTCAAATACATAAATACTTTTTAATTTCTTGTATTGCTTCGTCCGCCCCAAAGCAGACTTTGCACATATAACCTTGCTCTTCTAAACGCTGCATCATTAAGCGCTGACTTGGCTGCAACTTACCTGCCTTTGATTTGAGTTCGATCCACAAGCCATGAATCAAACCATTTGGAACTAACAATTGAAGATCAGGAACGCCTGCTTTGACACCCATCTTTTTAAACTTGGCTGCCTCGATTACGTTTCTTGATCCACCGTTTGGAATATGAATCAAATAATCAGAAAGGCGACCATTCCCAAACTTCACATGATGCGCCCATGACATGAGAGTAATTTGCTCTTGATCTTCACTCTTTACCTTTGGGGCACGTTTAGAACGTGCCACTGGTTTTGATCTGCTTCTTTGAGCCTCTTTGAATGTTGTGTTCATTTTGGCTCCTTGCTAAATGTCTTGGTAAAAAATTGGTTTAACCCTTTAGATTGCTTTCCAATGACTTCACGCTTTTCATTTACAACAGCATCACAATGGAAACACTCAGCTTTACTATCAGCAAACATCGTTGTGCTGAAATGTCGACACTCTCCATTCTCGTCAGTGTTTAGGCTAGGAGTTGATCCACCTTTGAGCGATTGCTCTAAACCTAAAATGTTGTCAATGTCATCTGCCTGACTTAACAAAATGTTTTGCTCTCGCTCTGTATAGACCCTCGACTTTGCTGTTTCTCTTAGCATTGCAGCTTGATCTTTAAAAGCATCCACCCGCTTTTGCAGCTCATCCACTTTCGATTGTTGGTGTTGGTAAACACACAAACCAAAATCTAAATCAAACGAACCGTATCCTCCTTTTTTGCTTGTGTAAGGGGTGCATCTGAGTTGTAGCTTGTTTCTATCTGAGCCGTGAGATTGAATAAATTCTTCAAATTCCATGCGCGTATTTTCATTAAATTCTTTCATTGATTCTTGATATTGTTCTAACGTATCAAATTCACTTCTCATCACTTCACCTCCACTTTGCAAAGCGGACTAATATGATTCTCAATGTGCGAGTCGTCGCCCATGTCTTGATTCTCTTGCTTGATAGGCAAACTGTTTTGTGTATCGTTTTGGCATAAATTTGAGAGACTACAATTACTTATTGCTTGATCGTTGCTTGATTCAATATTCGGCTTATTGATCGCATTCATTGGCTTTGCTCCTGGTCACGATTTGTAATGTTCATGCCGCTACCTCTAATTCTTTTCGTGCTTTCATGATTTTGTTGTACATATCAAGCGTGCAGTTGATTCGACCACCTCTGATATGAAACAAGTTACCCTCCGAACAACCTGCTAAAAGAGCAAACTTTTCTAAATTACCCTTGTAGCTCTTAAGCCAGTCTTCAACTTCTTTACGCTGCCTTGGTTCTGGATATGCTCTAGTTCCACATGGTCTTAGCGGCTTATCTTCTTCTCTTGGTAACACTTCAAAAAAAGGAAGTTCAGCGATTAAGTGGTGCTCTGTTCCACTCTCTAATGCACGCTTTACCTCTTTAACAGTGCAAAGCTCATAATCTGGACGACCTTTTCTTTGAGCTAAAATGCGCAATGCTTCTTTGATTTGACTAGTAGTTGGAGTCATTTGCTTTCTCCTATCACACCAAATAATTGTTTTGCTTTCCCAGTCAGGTAGTAGCGCTTAGCCTCACCAAGTTTTGAATGATTTGTGTATAAGAGCTCCGCCTTAACCATGCTGTTTAAATATCTCTGAACACTTCTAATATTTGCTAATGGCATAACTTGTTGTTGAACTTCGGATGCTGTAGCTACGCCTGTATTTTTAACTGTCAGCAAAACATCAACACCAACTGAAATAACACGGGCTTTACCACCAAAATTTCTACGCATGTCCTTCACGCTGCACCTCCCACTTCATCTCGAATACTTGCGAAGCGACAAATATCTAGGCGATCTAAAACACGCACTACACCGCGCTTACCATGCCGATTCTTAGCAACAATGATTTCTGTAATACCGCTTGGTAGTTCGTCATCTGAATTAAGAATCGGATGCGCTAAAATGATTTGATCTGCATCTTGTTCGATCTGCCCTGATTCCTTGAGATCAGAAGCCTTAGGGCGTTTACCCTTCTCTGATTCACGGTTTAACTGAGCCAAGGCAATAACTGGGCAATTAAACTCTTTAGCCAATGCTTTTAAATCACGGCTAATTGAGCTGACTTCTTGATAGCGTTCCTTTTTGCTTGGGTCTCGCACTAACTGCAAGTAATCAATAACAATGCAACCAAGGCGCTTATATTTGCGTTTAGCCTTGCGTGCATAAGAATGGATTTCTGCAATTGTTGGTTTCTGCTTGTCTTCGATGTGAATTGGTAGTTTATTGAATCTCTTTTGAGCTTCTGCAAACTGTCCCAACATGCCATCATATAATTCAGCATTGTGAATATTGTCATATGGGATTGAGGTTAAAGCTGAAATACAACGATTCGTAAATGTCTCAACATCCATTTCCGCAGAAATAATCAAAACTGCTTCACTGTATTGAACAGCGGTTTGTATAGCGACCATTTGGGCCAATGTTGATTTACCTGAACCAGGTCTACCACCAATCACGCAATAATGACCTTTCTGAATCAAACCAACCAAGTTATCCAAGTGGGTTAGATTGAACTTAACTCCCGTGTATTGCTTATTCGCTTTAGCTTCTGCTTTTTGAATCAAGCGATCTGTAGCACGTGTAATTGCTTCTTCAAAAGTGAAACTTGATTTCTCTACATCGTTTGCAGTTTTCTTTCCATCAAGCACAGCTTCGGCAGCAATATGAATATCTGGAATGGTTAAGTCTTGAGAAATTTTGGTAATGCTCTCACCCATTTTCTCAACTTCGCGATGAGCTTTGAATTTGTTTAATTCAGCCGTATATGACTCAAGGTTGTAGAAACTTGAAGGTGCTTCTTCCATGATGTTTTTTAGATAAGACTCTAGGTCCAGCCCTTTGCTTTTTAGCTTCTGCTCAACCATCAAAACATCATATGGCTTGTTATCATTAGCCAACTCACAAACGCATTCAAAGATCAATCTGTGACGTTCAGGATAGAAACAATCTACATCAAGATCATTACTCACCACATCAAACGAGTTTGCAACAGTCATCAATGCTGTAAGTACAGCTTGTTCCATCGGGATATTGTGGATATGACTCATTACCAATCCCCCATGTCAGCTTGAAAATTTTCAGGATTGATAACTTGGGTATTATCTTGAGCAGCTTGCTTGAATAGTTTTTCAGTGAGTTTGAAATCACGCTTAATCCACTTCACAAAATTTGAATACATTTGGTTTGGTGTCACTGCACCAGTATGAATTTTGCTTTCGTAGTGAGGATTGATTTCAAGCAAAATTTCTTCAGCTTGGTCTTGAGTGATTTTTGGTAATCCAGAACGCTGCAACCAAGAATTCAAAGAATGTAAATCTGGTTGCCAAATTTTTAAAACTTCATCGACTGGATTTTGTTGAGTGTCACTCTCTCTATAAATATTTCTATAAGTATTATCTATTGTGTCTTTACTAGGTAAAGTGCTAGTACTTTCCTTAGTAAAGTGGTCGTGCTTTACTAGGTAAAGTGCTGTACTAGGTGAAGTACTTTCCTTAGTAAAGTGGTCAGCTAGTGAAACTTCATTAATTTTATACTGATTTCCTAATTTCGGATGTGTAGAAATAACACTGATAACACCTAACGAAATTAATTCCTCAAGCCCTTTACCAACAGTTTTTGAGCTTGATTTTCTTGCTTTTGGATTGTCTTTGTGACGCTTTTCTTCTTGAATCTGCGAGTAGCTAACATAGTCAGATTCTTTGTTAAACCCGTTGATATAGCCCTCAAGCATGAAATAGACATGGCGAGCTGCATCAGATAAGAATGGATATACATCACGTCTGTACTGCCAACTTGAGCGGACATGACCTTCCTCAAACTTATCTGTCATATTGCCCTTACCTTTTGAGATTGGAATAATCTCAGCTTGTTTTAACGCACTCATCAGCCACCCCACACAAAACAAGCCAAGTCAGATTTAGCTTTCGCTGCTGCTTCAGCATTCTTGAGTGTCCGATTAAGCGCATAAGCCTCAACCGCTTTCTGAAACAAACTAATCTTTCGATTTAGTTCAATGTCTGCTAATATTTGATGGTTCATTGATTTATCTCCAATGCAACATGAAGCCTGATCTTGCACATCAGGCTTTTTCTTTGTCTAAATTCCCATTAGTCCCTTCCAATCCCTCACCGAAAATTACTTCTGTAGAGAGATCCCGCATCAAAGCTCCTAATCCCAAGCGCTCAAATGATTTTGCTTGTAAATTAAGTACATGCCACTCACCTGCTATTTCCTTCTCAAGGAGATATGCAAGATATTGAGCAAGGTCTTTACCTTTAATTTCAGCCAGAACTTTTGCTCGTTCATGGTTTTCAGGAGACAAACGCACATGCGTAGATTTTTTTTCAAGGCTCATTTGAGTTTCCTTGGGTTGTTGCTGTAGTTCGTTTAAGTGGCTCTTTGCCCCTTGCTAGGTCTCTGATCTGATATTCACGGACTAATGGGATCTTCTGTTCAGGCCATTGATAGATGGCTGATGGTGCAATTCCCAACATTCCAGCGAGTTCAACACCATTTACACCAAGCAATTTGAGTGCTTCTTGTTTGGTCATTTCTCTCATCTCAAAAATAAGATTTCTTAGTATTAAAACAAAGATAACTTATTTTTGCAACATGTAAGATAACTTATATGAAAAAACTTGAAACAATGGGTCAGCGTATTCGCGCCCTACGACATGAAAAGAATTTAACCCAAGGCGATTTAGCGAAAATCGTGGGGGTTAGTGCGCCTAATGTGACAGGATGGGAAAAGGATGCTTATGCGCCTAAGGCTGATCCATTAAGTAAGATGGCATCTTATTTTGGAGTATCTACTTCTTACATTACCCATGGTGATGAGAGTGGACCTCAACTTGATAACAATATTGCTCCAGTTAGTTCTAAATTAATCCCTGTTTTGTCTTGGGTTCAGGCTGGAACAATGACATCAGTAGAAGCTATTGATCCTAAAAATATAAATGAATGGTTGCCACCATTAAGTGCTGATGATCCAGATGGGTGTTTTTACTTAAGGGTTGTAGGTGTAAGTAATTACCCAACCTATGCCGATGGTGATTACATCCTTGTAAACCCAAGTTACCAGGTTTGTGATTTGATCTCGGGGGATCTTGTAGTTGTGCGAAGTAATTCAGACGCAACTTTCAAGAAGCTTGTGATTGAAAGCGATGAAAGGAAATATTTACAAGCACTCAACCCTAATTTTCAACCTAACATCATTGAATTTGAGGAAGGTATGGAACTTGTAGGTTTGGTAATTGATGCATTTAGACCACTGGGTGGTTCGCGTCCAAAAAGAGTAAGAAAGAGTTAATAAACTGTGAACCCGACACAGTCATGACAACAGATCGGGTGGAGAAATAAATGACCGATAAAACTGAAATTAGTAAACCTATTGAAATTAAAGATAATTCTGTAGAAAGAGTTGCTTTGGAATTAATGGAAAAAATAGCTTACTCTGAGAGCAGAACAGAGAATGCTGGTTTTAAAAACCCCAACCCTCGTGAGTATTATCTAAAATTGTACAATCAGTGTCATAAAGTTGTTAGTTGGTCAGGAATTGATGTAAAAGATGTACTTTAATTTTTTACAAACAATTCATTTTCAATTTTTTTGATGTTAAAAATAATTTCATCTGCATCTTTAACACCAGATTGAATAAATTCGATTACAAGCTTAAGTTTTTCATTGTGATCTAACATGATGTGACTCCTACAACCCACCCAGTGTGGGTTTTATTTTGTCTATTAAAACATAAAAAATAAGTTATCTTAAGAATAAATAAGATTTCTTATTGACAATAAAACTAAGTTTTCTTATATTAATCTCATCAAGACAACAAAAAAGCCCCAATGATCTTGCAGGACGTGGGGCTTACTCAGTGAGTAAATGAAGTATGACACAAAATCAAGAAACAATCACCACGTACAAGGGATTTGACAAAGACCTTAAATGTCGTGGCTTCCAATACGAAATTGGAAAGACATATAAGCATGATGGTGAAGTAAAAGCCTGCGGTTCAGGTTTCCATGCTTGTGAACATCCTTTAGATGTACTTGGTTACTACCCTCCTTCTCAAAGTCGTTATGCAGTTGTTGAGCAATCTGGTGATTTAAGTCGTGAAAATGTTGGAGATACTAAGGTTGCAAGTCGTTCAATTTCTTTGAAATTTGAAATCGGTATTGCTGATCTAGTTAAGTTCGCTATCGATTACACGTTTAGTAAATGTTCCCCTATAGATCCTGAATCACCTGCTTCGGCAACTGGCGACCGTGGTGCAGCGTCAGCGACTGGTGACCAAGGTGCAGCGTCAGCGACTGGTGACCAAGGTGCAGCTTCGGCAACTGGCGACCGTGGTGCAGCTTCGGCTACTGGTTACAAAGGTGCAGCTTCGGCTACTGGTAACTACGGTGCAGCTTCGGCTACTGGCAACCGTGGTGCAGCTTCGGCTACTGGTT